GGCAAGGGTGAGCCATACCAGCCGTTGCTGGAACTACAATCCAACCAGTCATAAGGTACTTCTCACCGGTCAATAGAGTCTCTCCGCGATGTGTGTACAACTCATTAGCGGGGAACATAAGGAGTTTACCAAGAGTTGCTTCAATGCTAACAGTCTCATCACCAAACATAAACTGAGTTCTACCATCTTCAGCACCAGTACGGTCATTCAGATAAACAATGTATGTGTATATCCTATGGCGAATATGCATCTGATATGCGCCAGCAGAGTTTATAAGTTCCATATCCCTAAAGTAGGAAGCGCAACCATCGTGATGCCAGTGGTAAAACTCACCAGGAACAGTCTTTTGGATCTGATATCCCATATCAGATATTGGCTCTTCCAAGAGGAATGAACTACTTATTGTATTCATATACTCGTGATATTCCTGAATATAGTCAGTAATAGCAGCATAGAAGACTTCATCTTCAGCCTTCCAATCATCTAAGTCAGTAATAAACAAGTCCTGGGACTTCTTGACTTCATAGTTATGACCTGTACCAGTCTCACCCCTTCCAGCCCTTTCATCACTATTAAAGCGATCAATAACTCCTTGACACCACTCTGGGGTTAGGTTGGTTTGGTACTCAACAATGCAATCAGTAAAATTCATATTATTAATGTAAGTGTATTACTCCATTGGTGTGGATGTGTGGGGCTGCTCCATCATACAAGTGCGGCTGACCGTGCTCTATGCCACCTGTAGCAAGTACAAGAATAGCGCCGAGGATAACTAGTTTGATGTACTTCATTTACTTGGTTGCTAGTTTGGAAAAGCCACGCTCCTTTTCAAAGCGTAGTACAGAGTCAAAACGTTCGTGAAGTTCAGTCTTGTGGCTGATGATAAAGATGTTTGCATCTTTAACAACGTATCGAATAATCTTTAAGAACTCTTCGGTACCAAAGCCATCAAGTGAACTATCAAATACTTCATCCATTATGAGGAGGTTTGTATTGACTGAGTTACGAACTCTAGCCACTTCACGCCAGGTGAATAATAGTGCTAGATCAATACGCATCTTTTCACCTTCGGAGAAAGAAGCATAGGAAAAGCGTTCGTGAATGGGTGAGACCACAGTCTCATTGAACTCTTCATCAAGGTTGAAGTTGATGTAGAACTCCATCATCTGTAGGTATTTATTGACGTGCTTATTGATGAGTGGGATATACTTCTTAATGATGTTGGTCTTAACACCACCGTCCTTGAGAAGCTCGGAGACAAACTGATGGTTGTCCATCTCTTCCCTCAAGTGACTAATACCGTCAGTACTATCCTTTAGCTTAGAGACCATATTCTTCAACTCAGCTTTTGACTCAGTCTGTGTATTGATGGACTCATTAATACCTTCAATCTCATTCTCAAGGCGAGTGATACTCTTCTCGAAGTTGATGCTGTTGATATTGTTAGTAGATACTTTCTTGTTTAATGATAGAAGCTCCTTAGATGTTTCAGTAAACTCAGTCTCTCTAGCTTCTTCAGCAGCAATAGTCTCTTCCAACTCATTGAAACCTTTCTTTAGTTTCTTTGCATCCTTTGTAAGCTCATCAATCTTCTGTGCCTTTAGTT